ATAAATATCTAATGTAATATTTCCTAATTTATCTTTTTTATAATAAATAACTTGTATGATTTCCTTTAGGAAATTATTTTTTATTTTTGCAGATATAGAATCATCCTTTAACATTTCAATCGCTTGCGATAATGTTATCGTTTTATTTTTTAATTCCGAAGAAGATTTGTTTTCTTTTTTTGCATTCATAATTGCTTCTTCAAGTGTAGCTCGTTCATCTTCTAATGCTTTCTTTCTTTTAGTAAAAATATCTATCGTATAGATTCCACTTTCTAAATATCCGCAAATATCATTCATTTTCTTTTCGTTCAAACTCAACCGTGATTCAAGTGATTCAATTATTTTAGAATTAGCATTTGATTGATTATCATCTGTATCTATTCGTACCTTAATATCGTCCAATTTATTCTTTAATGCATCAATAATAGCATTATTCAATTCAAAGTAGTTATGCGATACGCATTCGCAACCTCTACCAATGCACGCCATTCTCTTGTATTTATCACCGCCACGTTTTTTACTGCCATAGTGTAGTGTTATAGCTTTGCCACAATATCCGCATTTAATCAAACTTGCATATGGATTTTGAAGAACACATGAATTTGGTTCACGTGTTCTTTTTTTTCGCTCATTTTGTGCTTTTTCAAACAATTCTTGAGAAACAAGCGGTTCATGTTTTCCGTCAACTAATTCATACTCTTTTCTAGCTTTTCTTTTTTTAACAAGCTTTCCGTCTTGCATCACCTTAAACGTTTCATCCTCATTCACTTTTATTTTTCCAACATAAACAGGATTTTTAATTATATCTGTAATCCTATTGTAATCAAATGATTTAGAATTGCGTGGCTTTGCACCTAGCTTCTCTATTTCATTAACGATGTCAAACGTCCCAACTCCTTGAGTGTAGCGTTCAAAAATCAATTTAACATATTGACTTTCATTGTTTGGTTTTAATGTCCAATCTTTTCCGATTTTGATTCTATCATAACCGTATGGAGCTACCGAACCGATGTAATTGCCACGTCGTTTAGATGCATCACGTCCACGTCGTAAAATCTCTTTAGTGTAATCCAAATAATCGCTACCTCTTGATAATTCCATTTCAAAGAATTTTCTATCGTATTTGTCTGATAATGTATATGTTTTTTGAGGTGTGATTATTAATGTATTTGTGTATCTGAACGAATGTGCGATTATACCGCAATCTAGCATATCACCACGCGTTAATCTCTGACAATCGATAACTAATACCCCTTTTATATTTTCATCCTCTATGCGCTTTAAAACGGCTTGTATCATAGGTCTATCATCAATGGTTTCACCACTGACAACTTCTCTATAAATATCATCACTAGGGATTCGATAGTGAAAATTATTTAATGCGTAATCCTGTAATTGTATTTCATGTTTTTTTAAAACTTCTTCTACTGTTTCCGTTGGGTCGTCTTGTCTTGACTTTCTTAAATACATGATGTATTCACTCATGATTATTCACCTCTTTTTGATATTAGATATTTAGCAAAATTACACAATTCAGTCATTTCGGATTCAGTAAAATTAAACTCATTTACATTTTCTTCCCATACGTTGTTAAATTTTTCAATGCTCTCTTTTGTACTCCATCCGCAAAGGTATTGTGGTGTAACCTCTAAAGCTTTTGCAAATTCAATTGCTTTTTTTGGGTCTATAGATAATTCACCTTTTTCATATCTAGACACAGTACTTTCGTGTAGGTTCATTCGCAATCCTAATTCTTTCATAGTCATATGCTTTCTTTTTCTTGATTCTCTAATTCGCTCACCTACCATTTTGTCATAATTGTTTATCATTTTATTCACCGTCCTCTATACCTTGATTATAATTTAAAATTGCAATACTTACAATAAATCAATAAAAAAAATAATAAAAACTTGCAAAAAACGCTTGATTTAGAATTGTAATTGTTTATAATGTAATTGTGCTTGTAAAAAATGCAAGTTAATAGAAAGGAGAAATCAATGAAAATCAACAAATTAAAAGCGAAGATAAAAGAACGCGGACGTTCGCAAAAGGAATGCGCCGACCATTTAGGCTTGAGTTTATACACTTTTAACCTAAAAGTTAACGGAAAAAAGCGTTTCTATTGTTACGAAGCAGAAAAACTCGGCAATTTCTTAGAAATGACGGATTTTGAAAAGGTAGATATTTTTTTATCTTAAAACTTGCAAAAAACGCAAGATAAAAGGAGAGCAAATGATAAATGTAAACGTACATGGTAAGTGTTCTAAATTGGAACAAGCTTTAATTAAATTTGCTTTACAAGCAGAAAAAGAAAAAGCCACTAAAAATAGTGGCAACGAAAAATCGCTCGCTAAATGATTTTTCAATCAAAGTATAACAGGAGAAAAAGGAAAATGAAAATGGAAATTAAAAACAGTTGTTTCGAATATGTGCATTTAAGTTTAGAAACATATGATTGCTTAAACAAACAAATCAACACATTATCTAGATTATGTGCGAAAGGACAAGAAGAAAAAAAAGAAATTGAAGATAAAGTTACTGAATTAACTTGTGAAATTAAGATTTTAAAACAAGAAATCATGAAATCCAATATTAATGGTTACCGCTTAGAAGCATATACATTAGAGGAATGTTTGGATTTTAACGGTTGGAATTATGCATTCACTACCAACGAAGAACAAAAGTTATTAAATTTAGGATTTACACACGAAGAGTTAAACCAATATATCGAAGAAGAATGGAAAAAGCTTAATTGCGTACAGGAAGAAGAAAATGAATGATTTTAAACAATGGCATGAAGGTAATACCGACAATGAATCATTCAATCTAGATGAATATGATTTAGAAGAATGTGAATATCGTGAAGAAGATGAAACCATCCGCTTGCCTATCAAAGAATACGATAGGTTATTGAAAATCGAAAAACAATATCATGAATTGCATAAAGCTTATGTTGAGCTTTCTAAAAACATGAAAGGAACAATTAATCATGAATAAAAATAAACAACTTTGGGCAATGGCGAAAGCCAATGAGATTATCAAAACAACGAATATCAAAGGTAAGGATTACGCCGAAGTCAACCAACGAATCAAAGCGTTTAGATTAGTACATCCAAGTGGATGCATTACAACAGAAATCGTCGAATTAAAAGACGGCATCGTAACAATGAAAGCAAGTGTATTTGACGAAGCGATGCGATTACTTGGAACAGGATATGCACAAGAAAAAGAACAAAGTTCGTATATCAACAAGACAAGTTATATCGAGAATTGTGAAACAAGTGCAATTGGTAGAGCTTTAGGAATGTGCGGATATGGTGTCGATGTTTCAGTGGCAAGCGCCGAAGAGGTTCAAAATGCAATCAATATTCAAGAACAAGAAGGAAAAAAATTAAACGAATTGTCGATTAGCTACACTGAATTAAGGACAACTTTAAGTAATTTGGGTTGCGATTTTAGAAGTGATGAAACTAACAAATGGGTTTGCGAAAAAGCAAAAATCAAAACACAGGAATTGCAAGTTTTAAATACTCAAGAATTAGAAAGACTATGCAAAGTTTACGAAGTTATGATTAACGCTAAAGTTAAGAAAGTTTAATCGTTCAAAAAATAGAAAAGAGGATAACATAATGAATTTATTTGAAATTAGCAAAGTATATGAAGAAGTAATTGAAAATGGGTTTCACGAAGATTCGGAAACAGGAGAAATTTTGTTTGACGAAGAAAGCCTAGATGAATTGATTGGTGATTTTAATAGCAAGGTAGATAACATCGTTTGCTATATTAAGAATCTTGAAACATTAAATACAGGAATCAAGAAAGAAATTGATAGCATGAGTGCTAGAAAAAAAGCAAATGAAAAGAAGATTGAAAACTTAAAATCTTACATTGTATCAGTGTTAAAAAGTAGAGATTTAAAGAAATATCAAACAGAGAAAAACGCAATTAGTATTAGAAAATCGGCATTAATTAAAGTAATCGATTTCGACTCTTTAGACGACAAATACAAAACCGCAAAAACGACATACACACCAAATAAAGCGGATATCAAAACTGCTATATTAAGTGGAAAAACGGTTGATGGAGCAAAAATTGTAGAGAAAGAGAATTTACAAATTAAGTAATGCCAAAGTTAAGAAAATCGAACGGTTTATACATTGTTGATAAACCACCTATTAACGCAACCGATGATTTATTACTTGAATGCGGTAATGAATTAGAAGTCAATATGCAGAAAGTAGACAATCGCTACATTACTGGTCAACAAAGAAAATTCATCTTTGCGTTGTGTAAAGATTTTAGCGATTACACAGGATATGACAAAGAAGAAGCTAGAGATATGTTGCAAACCGCGAATGCTCAAGCAAAAGGAATCGATGTTAAATCATTGAGTAATTGTGACATGACGTATGCAAATGGATTGATTGATTACATCATCACGTATTTTATATCAAATGATATTCCGTTCAACGCTAACACAATTAGAGAGAATCAATATACATTCGATGAAAAACAGACCTACATCATGGCATTGAAAAGAGTATGTGTCGTATGCGGACAAATTCATGCAGATATACATCATGTTGACCACATCGGAAATGGATTTAACAGAAATAAAATATCACACATCGGAAAAAGAGCGTTACCGCTTTGCAGAGTGCATCACGCAGAGGTTCACTCAATTGGTGAGCAAAAGTTTTTACAAAAATATCATTTATCACCATTCGTGATAAATAAAAATATGGAGTATTTCATTAAAAAAGGAAAAATAAAGGTTTTTGAAGAGGATTTAGAAAATGCCGAGGAAAGCAACGAAGAAAATACAGGTTAAAAGCCAAGATACGGAGCTATTCGCACTAGTTAATTCGAATGCGGATAACAAAGCGCTAGAACGTGCTTATAACATTCGTAAACGCAACGAACAGGCATTCTATACAATTACACTAGGTAGCATATTTATAGCCGTTATAGTGATTATATGGGGCGAATTAATATGTACTTTGTAATTGATGGACGTTTGCCAAGTTTGAACGAATATGTTTATGCGGAACGTTCAAGCAGAATGAAAGGCGCAAGGTTAAAAAAAGATACAGAAAGAGCGATAAAGCTATATATCGCTAGAGCACACACGCTAGGCACGTTAAATAAAGTATCTAGCTATCCTATCAACGTGTCTATTAGGTGGTACGAAAAAGATAGTAGACGTGATGCAGATAATGTATTCTTTGCCGTCAAATTTATTCTAGATAGTCTAGTATCTTACGGAATCATCGAGGATGATTCTAGAAAGTATATAAAAACAATAGATAACGTAATTGCAACGGATAAGGATTTTCCAAGAATTGAGGTGTATATAAATGAATCTATTAGAGGTTATGAAAAATTGCGTGTACCTACTAATTAGTACGGTACTGATTTACATCATTGTATATCTATGGATGGATTTATTGATGAAATTCAAAATCTACAAAATGAGAAACGAATTCGCAAAAGTTCAATTCCATCGAATTGATAGTATAGATGAATTAAAACAAGTGCTTTCACAATTACAGGATGAGGAAAACAACGATGAATCAAACACTAGCGATTAAGAATCATCTAGAAAAAAAAGGATTCATCACAAGTATGCAAGCTTTTGAACTTTATGGAGTAACTCGATTAAGTGCAATCATTTATGTTTTAAGAAACAAATACGGTATGGATATTGATACACAATATAATTACGGAATGAATAGATATGGCAACAATATACATTACGGAGTATATACGCTAAAGGATGGAAGTTCGGATGAATGATAAAAGATTCTATTGGATTAAATTGAAAACAAACTTTTTTGAACAAGATGCAATAGATTTCTTACTATCACAACCGAACGGAAGTGATTATATTGCGTTGTATTTAAAGTTATGCACAATGACCGCCAATACAAATGGTCAACTTGCTACACAGATTGGTGAAATTTTAATACCATATGATGCTCAAAAAATTGCAAGAGATACCAAATATTTCTCAGTTGATACCGTTGTTGTTGCTATGGAACTTTTCAAAAAGCTTGGACTTATTTACGAAATAAATAATAATCTTTTACAAATTGCAAACTATGAAAACATGGTCGGAAGTTCAAAAAATGATGAGTATACAAAAAAGCTAAATGCAGAACGTCAAAGAAAAAGTAGAGCAAACAGAAAGCAAAAATTATTAGAAAGTAACGTGACGGTCACAGATACAATAACGTTACCTTGTCACACAGAGATTAGAGATAAGAGTATAGAGATTAGAGATAAAGATAAAGATATATGTTTTGATAAATCAAAACCAACCAAACATAAATATGGTGAATATCATCACGTACTCTTAGATGATAATCAATATGAGCGTTTAAAAAAGCTATATGGTGATTCATTAGACGAACACATAAGAATTCTCGATGAATACATTGAAACATCGGGAAAGAAATATAAAAATCATTCGCTAGTGATTCAAAAGTGGGTGCATGAACGTTATTTGAAAGACCACAAAAATAATGAGCACGTACAACTAGATTCTAAATTCTATACTCAAGAATCGAGCCAAACGCAAGAAGAAATCGAAAAAGAAATGGAACGAGTAAGAAAGGAGATTTTAGGCAATGTCGCCTAGAATCTCATGGTGGTAACAAATATGTATATATATTACGTAGTAGCAATTGGATATAGTTTGGGTAGTAATGATTATTATGGTATTCAAGTTGAATTAGACCATGAAATCAGAACAATGGATGATGTGAAATATTTGAATCATATATTTTATAAACAATTACATATCGAAAATACAACGGTATTGAGTTGGCAATTATTGCAAAGCGCAAACAATTAGAAAGAGGTAAATATGGAAAATAAAGAAATAAACATAAAAGTAAATATGACAGGACACGATGTTGAGTTAATTGAAGAAATGTTAATGATGCAAAAGAAGCTAGATGAAGCAATCATGGAAGAATATGGGTTAAAAAGAATTGAAGAATGGAAACTTAATTTAGCAATCTTAGATGAAGTAGGTGAGCTAAATCACGAGCTAAAAGGAGATTGGTGTTGGTGGAAGAAAACTCAACCGAAAGTCGACAGGGAAAAAGTGCTAGGAGAATTAGTTGATATTTGGCATTTTGTATTGAGTTGGGAAAACAATTTCAACTATAGCTACAGACGGTTATTTTCGAAAGATTATTTTATTGAAGATGTTAAAGATGTTTTGTGGTCGCTTGAAAATAATAAAGGAATGATTGTTCAAAGATTTACGCAATTAACACATTATCCAATTCGGAAAATGGAAACGTTAATTGCAATAACGGAATACTTGGGATTTACAGTTGAGCAAGTATACAACGCTTATTGCGACAAAAATAAAGTGAATTATCAACGTTTAGAAAGTGGGTATTAGGATGTGGATTAGAAGTCAAGGCGGAACAATTTTGATTGATTGCGACTCTTTCGCAGTTGAAGACCACAGTGGTAAATATGAAGTGATTGCATTACACGGTAAAAGTGGTATAAGCGTTAGTTTAGGCATATATACTACGAAAGGTAAAGCTTTAAATGTATTGAACGAAATTCAAAAAACCATTGAAGGTAAGCAATTTAGAACGATTGAAAGCGTTGCTCTAGGAGACTACGTTTTGCATGAAGGTATTCAAGTTTATGAAATGCCACAAGATGATGATTTTGAGGAATAAAAATGAAGTGTACTAAATGCGAATTCGAATATTGCGAATCTAACGAATACGGCACTGAATATTATTGCGCAGTATTTGGCGATGATGTACCCGAAGAGTTTGAAACAAATGGTGGTTGTAATTTAAGGCACAACGAAGCAAAAAAGCTTTGTGAACTTAATGATAAATGTATAGAAAAATATCATGGAAGTATGTATGCGCTTTACGAATTGAGCAATAGAAAGCCAACAAAAGAACTACAAGCAGAGATAGATAGAATTGAAAAAGAATATAGTTTGGCATCAAAAAAATTACACAATTATTACGATGTTCTTGTAAACAGGAGGAAGAAAAATGACTGATTATGTATTTGAAGTGATGAAGCAATTCCCACAATCATTTATCAATTATAACAATGAGCTTATTTTAATCCCAAAAACAAATTTGTACGTTTGCCTACACGATGTAAATACACCCACAGATTTAAAGTTTAAATTGTTGGAATATTGTAGTAGAGAATGTACATTCGTAGAGAGATATAGCCAAGAGTGGAGAAATAGAAGGTATCAAGATGATATTTTGTTAAGAATCAACAAATGTCTAGGAACAAATTTCACACGAGAAGAAATGGAATTAGTTTATGACGTATTAGGAAATGGATGTAATCATAAATTAGCAAAAAGGTTCGTTTCAAGTGGTTACGATATGAAGTTGTTGGAGAGAAAAGAAAATGAATAATAAAGAATTGAAAAAAAACTTAGAAAAGGAAAGAAAAAAGCAAAGAAAAGATGCTATAAAAATAAATACTTTTATCAGATTAGATAAAAGCAGTGCTTCTGAAATCGATAAACAAATTGAGCAAACTTATTTATCTTTACAAAAGAATATTAAATTTGTCTGTACCAATAAAGACTTGATGAACAGTATGCTAGATGAATTAGACTATATTGTTTACGCATCGAAACTATATGGTGGAAAGCATGTTATGGAAGAATTGGATAATCGTTACAAAAATAAATTAATGAGTTAAAAGAGGAATGAAAATGATTAAACTACAAAACGGATACGGAATTGTATCGGATGGAAAAACCTACACTTTGGTTCAAGATGCAATTCAAAAAAGTAAAGATGGTGTTGAAAAGGAAATTCAAAAATCAATTTCCTTTCACTCAACTTTATCAAGTGCATTACAAGGCTATTTAAATTGTGCGATGGCGGATTTAGTGAGCAACGTAGATTTAGAATTGAAAGAAGTTAAGCAAGCTATAAGCAAGCTTAAAGAGGAATTAAAGGCTTATGAATAAAAAATACGAATACAATGGAAACATTTATTGTAAAGATGATTTATCAAATCAAATAGATAACTATGGCGGAGATTTATATGAATTGTTTTCAGAATTAGAAGCCGATGACAGAGCTGAGAGTGTAGTGATGTTTCGTTCAATAGATGAAGATGGAGAGGATGGCAAATATATTTATGGAAGTATCGAATATTGCCTAGAAAAAGAGTTTAGCGACTTAGAGGTAAAAGAAAATGAATAAATATCAAGAAGCGTTGAGAGAAATCGGGAATGTAGTGCTTGATAAAAGCAGTGATGGATATCGCACTCCGAAATATTTACGTGATTTTTATTTTATGCGATATGGAACATTACAGGAGTTAGTCAATAAAGCGGATTCATTTAAATGGATTCCCGTTTTTGAAAGACTTCCAAAGGAACATGATAGCATATTCGCTAAATTGTACGGAACAGATAAATGGGATAGTAAATTACATAGAACAGTATCAAATAGAGTGCTTGTAACCGTTGAATACGATGATGGCACAAGAATTGTCAAGGAGTCGTATACTTGTGACGGTGAATGGAAGGATGAGAAAAAAATCATAAACTGTAAAGTTGTTGCTTGGATGGAAATGCCTGAGCCTTATAAGGAGAACGTTAATGAAACAAGATGAAATGACAATTTGCGAATGTATTGAATATTTGGATTCAGTTGTCGGCGATGATAAGAATGTTAAAGATTGTCTAGATTACATTGAGCGTAAAGCTAAATCAATGGATAAAAAACTGAGAGAATATAAATCTATATTTGGCGAAGAGCATCCGCTTGATGGTAATTCATTTGGTTTCTTACATTTTAAGATGTATTCAAATTCCACTTTAAAAAGAATGACTAAAGATTGGTTAATTGATTACATCAACGTTCTTTATATCAATTGGAAGGGCACAGACAACACGTGTGAACGTGTTAGTAGATTAGCTAAGCGATTGTATGAAAAAGCGAAAGAATATAAAGAAGCTTTAGATGAGGACGATAAAAATGAAAGCTAAAGCTAAAGGAATGTTCAGAAAATTAGGGTATAAACAAGAAAGTACGACAGTCGAACGATTTATTGCGTACAAAAAGCGCCATAGAGTCGGCTTTAATTACATTGAGTTTGACACAATCGATAAAACTGTTGAAGCTAGTTATTATGACTCGAAAGGAGAACCACATCCTCTGATTATAACTCCTAAAGAGTTAGTAGCGATATATGAGCAAATAGATGAATTAGGTGGTGGATTTAATGAAGTTAATAAGTTGGGAAAAGCAAAATGAAATTGCAAAGATGTTAACCGCAAATCTAATCATTCTTGAATCGCTTTACAAAGATGGAGAAATGGATGAAGAATGTTATGAAAAATGCGTAAGGAATACAGTGAATGTATTGAGTGAAGTGTGTACTTTGGAAATGTTAATTAAGTGTCGAAACACGCTAGAAAGGCGAATAAGAAATGATGGGAAGAATACCAATCGGAATCAAAGAATGGAAGCGCAATCCAAAATCTAATGTGTTGGAGTTATATTGCAGTACACATTATGGAATGCGATTACTAGCAGACATTGAACTATTATATGACTCTACATACAGATGTCGTTTAAATAGACAATGGAATAAATACGATATCGAAGTATTACGCGGAACACAGGAAGAAGTCAAAAAGCAAATTGAGAATGATGTTATTGAAGCTTTTGAAAAGGAAGCAGAAGCTTTAAAACGTCAACTTACAATATATGAAAATTTTATTAATAGATTCAAAGGAGAAGAAAATGATTAACAGAGTTATTTTATGTGGTCGATTGACCAAAGATGTTGAAATCAGAAAAACAACAAGTGGAAAAACAGTGATTGCCTACACTTTGGCAGTAGAAAGAGATAAAGAACATACTGATTTTATTAATTGTGTTGCATGGAATAAATTGGCGGAGTTGATGTCGCAGTATACACACAAGGGTGATATGGTAGCAATTGAAGGAAAATTGAATACACGCTCATATGATAACCAATATGGAAGTAAAACATATATCACGGAAGTGGTAGCGGATAGCGTGCAATTTCTAAGCTATAAAAAGAGCACAGAACAACAAAACCAAGCACCTAACACAAATACATATAGCCAACCACAACAGGCGCAGAATCAACCGCAAAGAGGTTATACACAACAAAGCTTAACACAACAGGCAGAGCAACAAGCGTATTATGGCAACAGTAATGACTCATTAGATATTAATAGCGATGATTTGCCATTCTAGTTATGAAAAAGTTATTTATTATTTACGTAATTTATTTTGTGATAGTATATGCGATTCTAACGGGTTTAAATGCACCCGTTGGAAATCCGCTATTGAAAGGATTTTAGAATGAATGAATATTGTAAAAATGCAATGACAATGAATGATAAATACATGCGTGCATTAGATGAAAAAGTAAAAGGAAATGAAGATATGGTTAATCATCCGTCACATTATCAACACGGTATTGAGCCTATCGAATTTATTGAATCACACGATTTTAATTTCAATTTAGGAAATGTAATCAAATATATATCACGTGCGCCTTACAAAGGGGCAGAGTTGGAAGATTTAAAAAAAGCAAAACGATATTTAGAAAGAGAAATAGAAAGGATGGAAAAACAATGATTGAATTTATTTGTGGTGTAATCGTTGGCAGTGGTATGACTTTAATTTTGTATAGCATACTAGTAGGAAAACGAATACAAGAAGAACAAGATAAAGCGACTAAATGTATCTTCAAGTATGAAGAATATAGAAGAAAAATCAGAACTTTAGAAAACGAAAATAAACGATTAGAATATGATTTAAAATCTGTTCAAAAGAGGTAATCAATATGGATTATATGATGTTGAACGACGATAACGAATGTGTCGGATTTGTCAGTGATACACAAGTTATGCGTGATTTAAAATTAACATTCTTGCAATTCAAAAGATATGTGATGTATGGAAAGAAATACAAAGGCTACACCTTAATCGAAGATGAATCATGTTCTAGAAAGTGGGAGCACAACAACGATTTAGAATATAGATTAATCACAGAAAGCAAAGAGGGTTGGAGATGGTATGCAGTAAGTAACTTAACAGTTATGAGCGTATCACCTAAAGGCTCAAAAAAAGTGCTTAAAACAAGAAAAGACGGAAGCGTTAGAGTGAATGGGAATATATATCATGTTAATCGTTTATGTTATGAAACATTCCATGATACGAAACTGCCAAGAAATAAAATCGTGAAGTTGACAGGAGAAAAAAATATAAAAAATTTATCCGTTCATAGTCCAACAGTAAACGTAAAAGGTAGAAACAAAAGAGCGGTAACGGTTGATGGTGTTGTTTACGATTCAGTCAAAGAGTGTTCAAACAAAACATATTACACAGTGAATGCGATAAGTAGAATGCTAAGAGAAACAAGAAAGAACACTTTAGGGGTTGAATATGTCGGGTAGTATTTTAAATGGACAGGTAAGAAAGTGCGCACAATGCGGTAAAGAGTTTAGAATATACGGTTTAGTGAGTATGTGGATGTACAAAAAAAACATATAAAGGAAAAATACATTATATGTGCTCAAATAAATGTTATGAAGGATGGTTAGATAAATGGATGCCAAAGAAAAAAGAAAATTGATTGATGAACATTTCAAGGAATATAACGACATATGCAATCAGATTGAAGAATTACGATGTAAATGGACGGAGTTAAACAATAAACTTTACGGAATTAAACCAATCAATTACAGTGGAATGCCTAGCGGTGGTGGCGGTGGTAATGAAGATAAAGTGATAATTTTTCTAGAAAGATTAGATGATATTGAAAAAGAAATCGGAATTTTAAGAGAAAAAAGAAAGCAAAAAAAAGAAGAACATTTAAAAGAAATCAACCGCCTAGAAAGTTTAGATTCAAGAAGAATTATTAGAGAAATCTACTTAAACCGTCATAAAGTGGAAGATTTAGCGAAGTTAATGAATTATAATCGTAGCAATGTATTCAGATTAAAAAGTATGGCGATTGATGAATTCGCAAACTTGATACTAAAATGGACTGATTCGGACAAAAAAGAACTAGGAAACATGGTAAAATAGTAGTGTCCAATAAGGACGACATATTACATATTCCAAAACGTATGTATAGTCACTAAAAATTAACCCTTTTAATAAGAACCACGTACTAGTTTATGTGGTTTTTATTATTTGTATGGTGTATAGGAATGTCATAAACCGTTAGTATGGTCGAGCACTGATTATATTTAATGTTTGCTCTATAAATCCGATGCAAGAGGACATATATTTATAATCATTAAAATGAATCTGTTTTGAATCTGATTTTATAAGCTCGTATTTCAACAAGTCCTTTTTGATAGATATAAGATACCTCGCCTATGCACCATAGAGATACGCTACACAATGGAAGGAGCACACAATGCAGATTGTAGAAATGAATTTATCGGATTTAAAGCCGTATGAAAACAACCCTAGGAACAATCAAGAAGCAGTTGATTACGTAGCAAGTAGCATTAATGAATTTGGCTTTAAAGTGCCTATTGTAATCGATAAAGATAACGTTATTGTGTGCGGTCATACAAGATATTTAGCTAGTAAACAATTAAAAATGAAGAAAGTACCGTGTATTAAAGCAGATGATTTAACGGATGAGCAAATCAAAGCGTTTAGATTAGCGGATAACAAGGTATCAGAGAAAGCGGAATGGGATTACGACAAATTAAACGAAGAATTGAATGATATTTACGATATAGACATGGAAAGTTTTGGATTCGATATCGATTTTGTCGATGAGGAATTTGAACACGAAATCAATCAACAGGAAACGCAAAGAAGAGTTGAGAACATTGTAAATCTACAATACGGACAATTTGAAGGTGAAGGGAAATATGATATTCCTAAACTAAAGCCCGTAACAGAATTACCGCCAATCAAAGAATGGATTGGATTTAATTATGTGTTGTCAGATAACGACCCTAGCGGAAAAGCGGTACATTTCTTTATTGATGATTACCAATTTGAAAGAATTTGGAACAATCCACAACAATACGTTGATAAATTAAAGCAATATGTTTGTGTGGCAACACCCGACTTTTCGCCATACGGCGATATGCCATTAGCTACACAGATTTTCAACATTTATAGAAAGGCTTGGGTTGGAGCATTCTTACAAGAACAAGGAATTACAACAATTCCAACAGTAAGAGCAAGCACAGACCCTCGAAGTCTAGAGTTTTATTTAGACGGAATGCCAAAAGATGGAATCGTGATTATTAGCAACATGTGGACGAATGACAAAGAGTCAAGAAAGTATTTCTTAGATAACGAGTATAAAACAATGATGGAAACGCTACATCCTAGAAAAGTGTTTATTTATGGTCGTGAATTTGAAGAAATTACAGATGATAACGTTGAATATATAGAAACATTCACAAAAGGAAGGTGGAGTAAGTAGATGGCTAAAGGTGGCAGAGGTGGAAAAAGAAGAAGGGGAAACCCTAGCACAAACGATAAATTTAGTCCAAATGGCGTTGGGGATTCAGTGCCAAGTTCATTAAGTGAAGCGCTAGGAACAAAAGGAAAGCCTATGAGCGAAGCTAATGCATGGTTTGATGCAAACCCTTATTATAGTGACAAATACGCAGAATTTAGTTCGAATTGCCAAAGATGTGTATTCGCATACGAAATGCGACGAAGAGGATACGATGTTATTGCACAACCAACATACAAAGGTGATTCAATGCCGTATGGGGCAAATTGGACGGGTGCAATGAAAGGAATGTCACGTGTTGCGGTTGGTAAATCAACAGAAAAAGCAACTATCAAAAACATCGAAAGCCAAATGTCGAGTTGGGGAGATGGTTCGCGTGCAATTATTCGTATAAAGTGGGCAGGCAGTAACTCGGGACACGTAATAAATTGCGAACAAAAGAATGGTAAATTACATGTTTACGATGTACAATCTAATAAGAGAGTAACAGGTGTGAAATACCTAGAAAAATACTTGCCATACGCAACATTAAGTCATACAGAGTTATTCAGAACGGATAACGCTACACCAACAGACGATATGAGATTCATGGTAAGAACATCGAAGAAATAAAAAGAACAAAAGAAAGAAGGTTAATTATGATTAGTTATGACTTAGCAAAACAAAAAGCGTTGGAATTAAATGGTGATGTGAATACGTGTTATGAATTCAATAATGCGTACAGATTCTTAGATAAAAATGATGATAGTACAGGTGATAAAAGCGTAATCATTTTAAAAAAGGATGGCAAAGCATTAAATTACGTAAACTATATTTTAGATTACGCAACAAGCAACGAAATGAAAGAAATTAAATTTTAGAGGTGCACATGAAGAAAAAGAAAGATGGAAAAGGCGGTAAAGTTCTAACAGATAAACAAAAGCTTAATTTAATCAAGAATGGAACAGTACCAAAGAAAACAACAAAAAAGAAATAAGCTCATATACTAGAGTATAAAGAGTTCCTTAAAACGTTCACTATTATGTGAGCGTTTTTTGCGTTTAAAGGGGTGATAGTATGGCAAAAGGAGCAAGAGGTGGACAAAGCAAGAAAGCAAGAGGGGTTCAAACTGTTTTGATTACATCATCGGATGGACAAACGAAAATCAGATTATCACAAGCGAGTGATGGAACAGTATACCAACATTCAGACCCTCAAGGCGGACGATATGACAAACTAACACCAATCCAAGGTATGAGTATGAAAACATTGTTAAACAATGCTAAAAAGAATGGCGGAAGTATTACAAAAGTAACAAAGGCTATGTTGAATCAAGAAAAGAAGAGAAACAAAGCGGATTCATTAGCACAAGATAAAGCGTTAGGCTCAAGAGCATCTAAAAAAGGCGTGAATAGACATAGTGCATATTGGAGCAACATGTAAAGGTGGTGATTAGATGGCAAATGAAAAGAATTTAGTACCACAAGCGCATAAGTTAACAGTCGAGCAACAGTCGATGGGTGGAAAGAAAAGTGCAGAAAGCAAGAGGAAGCGAAAAGCGCTAAAAGAGCAAATGGAATTATTATTAACATTACCTTTAACAGATGAAAGAGCTAAGAAACAATTTGAATCTATGGGTATCAATGCGGATAACATGGACAATCAAATGGCGATGGTCGTTAAAACGTATGCACAGGCATTAAAAGGAAATATTAATGCAGTAAATGTAATTCGTGAGATTATCGGAGAGCGTGTTGTTGAAGTCAATGTTAACAATAATATCGATGATAAAGTCAAAGAGCTAGACAGATTACTCGATAGTGTAGCAAAAGATGGATAAGAATTTAGTTAGTCTTTTAAGAAATGAACCGTATAAAATCGGACAACTATGTGGATTCACAGATTTAACAGAATTACACAACGAATGGTTGAAGATGATGATATACGGTGATGATGAATTCACGTTATTAGCACATCGTGGTAGCTATAAAACAACGTGCTTGTCGATTTGTTTTGCATTTATCATTGTGTTATTTCCGTATAAAACAATCATATTTGTCAGAAAGACGGACGACGATGTTATTGAAGTTATTAAACAGGTTAGCAACCTTTTGAAAACAAGTATATTTCAGACAATAGCATTAAGGCTATATGGATGTGAAATAAAATTCACACAAGATACATCTTTTAAGCTAGATACATCTTTAAACACATCCACAAAAGGTATGGTTCAGTTATTGGGGATTGGTTCAAGTGGTTCGTTAACAGGTAAGCACGCCGATATTGTCGTAACAGATGATATCGTAAACTTAAAAGACAGAATTTCACGTGCGGAACGTGAAAGAGTCAAGAATGTTTACATGGAATTACAGAACGTAAAGAATCGTGGTGGTCGTATTTTCAACACAGGAACACCATGGCACAAAGAAGATTGTATCGCAACGAAAATGCCGAATAAAATAACATACGATTGTTATTCGACAGGATTAATCGATAGAGAAAAGCTTGAAGAAATTAGGCAGTCAATGACACCTAGCTTGTTTAGCGCAAACTATGAATTAAAGCATATTGCGGATGCGGATGCATTATTTACTAATCCAAAATTCACAAATGATGAAACGTTAATATATGACGGTGTATCACATATTGATGCAAGCTATGGTGGTGAGGATGGCACGGCTTACACAATTTGCAAAGAAGTTAATGGTAAATTCTATATGTTGGGTAAGCGTTGGAATAAGCACGTAGACGATTGTTTAAGCGAAATCTATGCATTACAAGATAAATATAGAGTTGGCTCAATTTCATGCGAAAGAAACGCAGATAAAGGCTATTTAGCGAAGGAATTAAGGAATAACGGTCAATATGTCGAGGATTACTCCGAAAACATGAATAAATTTATTAAAATTTCTACATATTTGCGAAAGTATTGGAACGATATTATTTGGCTTGAAGAAACAGATGCGGATTATATAAATGAAATTCTCGATTATACAGAAAATGCACAACATGACGATGCACCCGATTCGGCAAGTTGTATGATTCGTAAATTCAAAGGTAAGCGAGAATGGTTATTCTAGAAAGGAAGTGAGAAGATGCTAAAAATTTCAGAAATCAAACAATTCATTGATGAAAATAATTCATCGTTGAAAAGAGCGGAAAGCGTAAAAGCTTTAAATTATTATGAAGGTAGACATGATATCAAAGACTATAAAATCTACTATACAGATGCTAAAGGCGAATTTGTGGAAGATGAACAAAGAAGCAACATTAAAATTTCACATCCTTTCTTTACAGAATTGGTAGACCAATGCGCACAGTATATGCTAAGCGGTGACGATTACATCGTGAAATCAGACAATCCAAAATTGCAGACAGAATTAAATAAGTATTTCGATGATGAGTTCATGATGGAAATTAATGATTTAATTACATATGCAAAAATCGAGGGTGATTCATTCCTATATAGGCAAATGGGCGATGATTTTAGAAGTCATTTTAAATTTGCAGATGGTTTGAATGTGGTGGAAGTTCCGAGTAAATATGCAAGTGATAAAAAAGACCACATCATTTACCACTATTATTGGAAAACAGAAAAGAACAACAAAGTTGTTTCTAAAATTCAAGTGTGGGATGATGAACAAGTTTATTTCTATCAAATGATTGATAACACAATTAAGGTAGATACAGACGAAAAACTAAATCCAAGACCACACGTTGTTTATAAAGAGGACGAAGCAACGTATCAACAAACCTTTAAAGGTATTCCATTTGTTAGATTGGATAACAACAGGCGAAGAAGGTCGGATTTATACATTGTTAAAGATTTAATTGATGATTACGATTTAATGGCTTGTGGATTGTCGAACAACTTACAAGACGTTGCCGAAGGTATTTATGTTGTTAAAGGTTACAACGGAAAAAGCCTTGATGAATTAACGCAAAGTATCAAAGTTAAAAAGCAAGTGTCGGTCGGTGAAGGTGGAGATTTAGATATCAAGACGATAAACGTTCCATATCAAGCTCGTGTAGCAAAGATGGAAGAAGATGAGAAAAACATTTATCGTTTCGGTATGGGATTGAACACAAATACAATTGGCGATGGCAACACAACGAATTACAATTTAAAATCAAAATATGCGTTGTTAGAAATGAAGTGTAAGAAGTTAGAAGCTCAGTTGAAGCGAATGATGAAATCAGTAATTACAATGGTTATTGACGAAATTAACGAGCAACAAGATGCACAATTCAGTTATAGCGATGTATGGATTGAATTTAAGCGTGAGGTCATGACAAACGCTCAAGACAATGCACAGATTGAGCAAATCAATGCACAGACAACACAGATTAAAGTTAATACGTTATTAGCGTTAGCACAGACTTTAGACAATGAAACGATTGTAAAAGAAATTTGTGTGGCTTTGGATATCGATTACAATTCAATTAGAGATAAAATACCAAAACCGAAAACCGTTGAAGAAGAAACACAACAGGCTTATTCGGAATTAGATGGATTGATGAATGAATAAGTATCAGAAAGAATATATCCAAAGTAATATACAAGACGAAGAAGAAGTGTTGAAGGAAATCAAGAAAGCGTATAGAAAAGTGGAATCGGACATAAACCATAAAATTAAAAGGTTGATGTCAGAAATGAAAAAAGCCAAAGAATCAGATATACAATCTAAAATTTGGCAAATTAAGTACCAAAAAGCATTGTTGAAACAAATCGAAGAAGCACTCATAAAAATCAATGATTATGATTCAATTATGGATTATTTAGAAAAGTGTTATGAATGCGGATGGTATGGAGTTCTATACGATTTAGAAAAGCAAGGTATCCCGTTGATATTACCTATTAGGCAAGATGAAATGGCAATGGCAATTGTAAAAGAAACGAAACTAACAAGTGGAATTTACAAGAAATTAGGGATAGACAAAAAGAAGCTTGCAAAAGAAATCAACTTTGAAATATCAAGGGGTATCGCTAACGGTTGGTCAAGTATGCAAGTGGCAAAACACATACATGATAGATGTACAATCGGAAGGAATCGAGCAAGTTTAATTGCAAGAACCGAAGGACACAGAGTTTTAAACACATCTAGTTTTAATTGTCAGAAAGAAGCACAGGCGAATGGATGCAAGATAACAAAGCAGTGGGATGCTACACTCGATGGTCGAACACGTTGGAGTCATAGAATGGTTGACCAAGAAATAAGAAATGTTGATGAACCTTTTTCTAACGATTTGATGTATCCGTGTGACCCTAATGGAAGTGCGAGCGAAGTGTGCAATTGCAGATGTGCATTGTTACAACGTGCGACATGGGCACTAGGTCAAAAGGATTTAGATAAATTAAAAGAAAGAGCGGAATATTACAAAGAATTAAATGAATCATTCAATAAAGATGAATCATTTAAAGACTTTGAGAATAGATTAAAAAAGATAGGAGCAATGAAATGAAAAAGTTAAGATTTAAAGAGTTATGCCAAGACAAAAACACAGGAATGTATTACAAAAGAGGTGATGTTGTTGAGTTTGAAGATGCAAGAGCACTTGAAATTATTCAACACAATGTTGCAGAAATTGTCGAAGAAAGACAAGATAAAGAGCATTTTGTTGAAGATGATAAAGCGGTTGAAGAAGAAAAAGAAACTGAAACAGTTGAAGAACAGAAAGAAGAAGCGGAAGAAGTTGAAGAAACTGAAACAGTTGAAGAGCCAAAGGAAGAAAAGCCAAAAAGAGGAAGAAAGCCAAAAGTAGAACAAGATAAATAACATTCAATTATAAGCGCATAGAAAACAATTCTAGGCGCTTTTATTCGTTTTGTAAGTATTTATATATCAAAGGTATTAAAGGCGCTATAATCGCCTTTTTTATATGTCCGAAATGACATAAAACTACGTGAGCACGCACGTATAAAAGCCATTTACATTTTTTAGCCATCGTGGGCGAAAACACGTAAAAAAGCGTAAGGAAAAGGAAGGTAAACAGATGTTAGAAAAGTTATTGAAAGAGTATTTAGCGGATGATTCAAAAGTATCGGAATTCTTAGAAAAGATGAAAGAAAGCAAGATTTTTTTATCAAAAGAAGAAAACATCGATACACGCTACACAAAAATGAAAGGTGAATACGAAGCAGAAAAAGCAGAATATGCAAAAGCTTTGAAATTAATTGATACGTTAAAAGCACAAACACAAGGTCAAGATGCATTGCAAACACAAATCACAAATTATGAACAGGAAATTTCCGACCTAAAAGCGAATAACGAACAATTAACACGTGAAAACAATTTAAAAGTTGCTTTATTAAGTGGAAAAGCAAAAGCGGAAGATATTGACTACTTATTATTCAAACTTTCAAAAGATGAAAACGCCGTTAAATACGGAGAAAATGGCGAAGTATCAAATGTTAATGAAATTATTGACAATTTGAAAAAAGCCTATCCATCGCATTTTGAAAATGGGGCAAAAAAAGTCGTCGAAAAAATCGACTTGCCAAACAATGGAGATAAGGATGTAAAAATCACAAAAGAGCAATTCGACAAGATGAATTACAACCAAAAAAATGAATTATTCCATAAAAATGAAGAATTATTCAACAAATTAGCAAACGGAGAAGAAGGAGAATAAAAAAACATGGGAAATTTAGTCACAAAGTTAGCAAACTTGATTAATCCTCAAGTTATGGCACAAATGATTAGTGCAAAGGTAGAAAATAAAGTGCGCTTTATGCCTTACGTCAAATTAGACACTACTTTACAAGGACAAAGTGGAGATACTATCACAGTACCAAAATACGGATATATCGGTGATGCAGTTGATGTAGCGGAAGGTGAAGAAATTCCAACTCGTCAATTATCAGTAAGTTCAGAACAACACACAGTAAAGAAAATCGGTATCGGTGGAATCATTACAGATGAAGCCGTATTAAGCGGTTACGGAAACCCTCAAGGCACATTAACATCGCAATTAGCAACATCTATCACACAAAAGTTAGATAGTGATGTTTTAGAAGAATTGTATGGTACAAAAACATTCTTTACATCAACAGATGTATTAAGCTATGAAACATTAGTAAATGCTATTGATGTATTTAATGAAGAAGAAAACACAGATAAAGTAATGTGGGTACACCCTCATCAAGTTACACAATTACGTTTAGACCCTAACTTTATTTCAAAAGATAAATATCAAGGTCAAGTAACGGTTGATGGTGAAATTGGAACAATCGCAAACACTCGTATCATCCCATCTAAAAAGGTTATGTTAGTAGAATATGTACATGACACAAGCGGTACAGAGGTAACAACAGATAATCTAAAAACATACGAAGGAAAAACATTCCCTAGCGTAAAAGTTGGCGACAAAGTAAAAGCCGTTACTGCTAAGTACTATGCAAACCCTATCGTTAAATTAAACGGAGATAGTGAAACAGAGGACGATACAGAAGCATTAACTTGTTTCTTGAAACGTGACACGAACGTTGAAACAGAACGTCAATCTAAATTCCGTCAAACAGAAGTAACAGGCGATAAAATTTATGTAATGGCAGTTACAAACGAAAAGAAAATTGTAATTGCTAAAACATTACAAGTTAAAAGTGTTTAAGCCTTATTCAATTAAGGCTTTTTCCCTTTTATAAAGAGGGGTGAATGTATGATTATTGATGCAAAAGATTTATTGAATGAATTTTCAGATTATGGTTTCTCAAAAGTTAACGAAATAGTATTGCAAAGGCGATTAGATTCAATCGAACAGAAAATCAGAGCCTACACTAGAAACGGATTCTACTTAAAACCAATTAAATCAAGATTTACATTCAACGGAGATACATTAATACCGTATAAAGATGTATTTGTTGGTTTTGGCGTCGGTGATACAGTAGAAGTTTATAACGGTGGTGTGAACAATGGATTATATACGATTAAATCCGTTCAAAAGAACTCGATGATTTTAGACAAGCAATTAATCGTAAATGATGCAATCATGAGTGTTATTAAAATTGATTATCCTAGTGACATTGTAGAAGGTTGTGTGGAGCTTTTAAATTACGATTTAAACGTAAAGCCAAACATGAAGCAAGGAGTTGCGAGTGAATCCATTTCAAGGCACTCAGTAAGTTATATACAACGTAATGACAGTAATACATCGATGGGGTATCCTAACGAGCTATTAACATTCTTAAATCCGTATATCGAATGGAGATAAATATGATTGGAATCGGTGGAAACACAATTGCAACTATCCAAAAGCTATTTACAAAGAAAAACGAGTACGGAGAAAAAGAACAAAGTTACGTTGATTTTAAAAAAATAAAAGGTTTCTTGGATATGCAGAGCGGTAACGCTCAATATAATTACAATGCGAAAATTGTGGAATCAACACATGTGTTTATTTGTGAATATCAAAATTTAGGTATAAGCGAAGAAAACTCACGCATGGTAATTGATGGCAAAGTGTATGAAATTACATATATCGATAATCCTATGAATTTAAACTATCATTTAGAAATTTACTTAAAATATATCGGTGGTGTGCAAAATGTCTAAATTCTTTATTGATAATTCAAGTGCGGTTAAGCAAGCGATTGAACAGGCGATACAAAACGGATTAGAAGAATGTGGTGGGGAAATCGAATCACAAGTAAAATCAAACACTAGAGTTGATACTAGCGATTTAAAAAACAGTTGGTATCACAAAACGGAGGGCGATGTATGTACTATTGGTTCACCGTTAGAAAATGCCACGTGGGAAGAATTCGGAACAGGTATTTACACAAACGGCGGTAGACAAACGCCATGGAAATACAAGTACGAAGGAAAAAAAGGTAAACAAGGTTGGAGAACAACCAAAGGTAAAAAGAAAAACCCTCACGGCTTGAAAAATACCGCTTTTGGAATGAAAAAAGAATTAGAAGCACATATGCAAAATATTTTGAAGGAGTATTTGAAATGAATTTTCTAGGCGCATTAGATAGGTTATTAAAAAACAATGGAATTAATTACACTTTGGATTTAGTGAATGATATTGTCGCTTTCCCTTTTTGGGAAGGCGATTTTCAAGAGGTAGATAGTTCGGAAGAACAAGGCTACCATGAATATTCGTTTACATTAACAGGAACAAACAAAGGCACATATTCAAGATTAATAAAAGATTTGGAAATCATAAGAAAAATTACAAAGAATCATACAGAAATATTAGGAAGCGGACATAGTGTCGCTTTTTTTTATGAACGTATGCAAATGATACCATCGCAAGATGAACAAATTAAGCGAATGGAAATCATAATAACAATAAAAGAATGGAGCGTGTAAAAAATGGGAGCAAGTGGACCAATTGAAATTGGAAAAACACACAGTGTTACAAGTGAAACCGCAAATAACATCATGCTAGGAAGTGGTGTCGTATGTTACGGACTAAAATACACAACCGACAAATGGACATATGATGGAGTTTTCGGAGCGACAAACGGTGGTTCTAAAGTTGAAATCAAACCCGAACAAAAAGATTTAGAAATCGATGGAATTTTAGTCAAAACAAAAGGCTTAACGGTTAAAACGGGCGAAACTGCTACACTTAAGACAAATCTTGCAGAAATCACATCGGAAAACTTAGCTATGGTTTCAACAGGAGTAAAGAAAAAAGATTCAACAGTTACAGGATTTGACGAAATTGTATCAAAGTCACAGATTGACGAAGGAGATTACATCGAAAATCTAGGATTTATCGGATACACAATTGATGGACAACCTATCATTATTAAATTTGACTATGCAATTTGTACAAGTGGTTTATCTTTTGATACCAAAAACAAAGAACAAACAACAGTAGAAGCGACATTTGAATGTGTTGCGGATTTAGGTGCAAAAGATTTAACAACATTGCCATGGCACATTTATAAAAAATCAGTAAGTCAAGTATAAAAAAGAAGAAAAGAGGTATAAGAAATGAGCGTTTACGAAATTAAAACATTTAAAACAAAGGATATTTTTTCCGCAGTAAAGCTAATCAAAGCTTTCGGAATCGACGAAGTAAAGGATATTACCAATAATATCGAGTTAGCACAAATTACAGACAAAAAAGGACACATCGACACCGATAAATTGGGGTATCAGTTAGTTGCGCCGATTATTGAATTAGTGGTGAATCATCTCGGTGATTGTGAGAAAGAGATTTATCAATTCTTGGAAAACACATCTAATCTAACTAAAGAGCAAATCAAAGAAATGAAGGCTACCGAATTTATTAAATTCATGCAAGATTATATTAAATTTCAAAAGGATGATTTCTCAGATTTTTTCTCACAAGTTTCACAATCGCTCAAGTCGGAATAAACAAATTTATGGACTTGCTATTTAAAAGATATGCAAGTCCTTTTTTGCTTTTTGACGAATTGATTGTGAATAATCAATCGTTTGATTTTATACAAGATTTGCTAAATGAAATTCAAGAAGAAAGTTATTACAAATTATGGCTTTACAAAGGTTTTGATAAAGATTACGGAGAATTTAAAGAGATTATCAGACCAAAAGAACATAAAAGTATAAATATAAACGTTAAAGGAGCAATTCAAAGCGCCTTAGACGTTATGAATGAATTAAAACCTCAATAGAAAAGGGGGTGAATCATGAATTTAGCGGATTTAATTTTAAGATTGAAAGTCGAAGGACGAGAACAAGCCAACCGAGAAATTGACGAAGCAACACAACACGCGGAAGGTGCTACCGAACGCGGAAATGGTGCATTATCTAAATTAGGCGGTGTTGTTGTTAAAGTTGGGTCAATGTGCGCTAAAGGTGTAGCGTTTTGTGCGACGGGTATTTCAACAATCACAGGCTTTGCAGTTAATGCATACGGCGAATATGAGCAATTAGTAGGTGGTGTTGAAACACTTTTCGGTGCTCAAGGAATGAGTATAAAACAGTATGCAAAGAGTGTTGGAAAAACGGTATCAGACGTTCAAGGAGATTACGCAAAACTTATCAAAGCTCAAAACAATGTAATGTCAAACGCTCACAAAGCTTATATAAAGCAAGGAATGAGCGCGAATAAATACATGGAAACCGTTACAACATTCAGTGCATCATTATTGCAAGGCTTACAAGGGGATACAGTAAAGGCGAGCAAAGTTGCGGATATGGCAGTAACCGACATGGCGGATAATGCGAATAAAATGGGTACGTCAATGGAAATGATACAAAATGCGTATCAAGGTTTCTCGAAACAAAACTATACAATGCTAGACAACCTAAAGTTAGGATATGGTGGTACAAAATCCGAAATGGAGAGATTACTAGCCGACGCAGAAAAGTTAACAGGAATTAAATACGATATCAATAACTTAGCGGATGTATACAATGCAATTCACGCTATTCAAAAGAATTTAGGCATTACAGGAACAACCGCAAAAGAAGCGATGCACACAATTCAAGGCTCTATGAATATGACAAAAGCGTCATGGGAAAATCTTATGATAGGATTGTCAGACGGAAAACAAGATATCAGAGAATTGGCAAATCAATTTGGTACGTCATTTAATACTTTGGTTGATAATGTATTTCCGAGAGTCAAACAAGCTTTTGAAACAATACCGCTAGTAATGACGTTAATAATTCCACAATTATTGAATACAATCATCAATTTATTGCCGTCGCTTTTGAGCGCAGTAGGACAATTGATTAGTGGTATTGCTCAAGCGTTGCCAAGTCTTGCCACAAGCCTTTTTGGAGCAGTTAAGACTATATTCACAATGATTGTAAATGCATTTACAAGCGGAGCACCTAAATTTATGGAATCCGCCAAGCAAATGGTTTCTAATTTGTGTAAAGGAATTGAGCAAAACTTGCCTAGCATCATAAGCAGTGCTTTAGATATGCTTTTGAAATTTTCACAAGCAATATTGGAATATGCACCGCAGTTAGTTTCGATGGGTATGGATTTATTGGTTTCGTTAGCGAAAGGAATTGCAGATGCGATACCTACACTAATTGAAAAAGTACCGACAATCATATCAAATCTAGCTAATGCATTTAGTAATAGTGCAAGTACAATTTTCTTAAAAGGAATTGAAATTATTATTGAATTAGGTAAAGGTTTGATTCAAGCTATACCAACATTAATCGCAAACATTCCACAAATTATTAAAGCAATTTTTGATGTATGGAATGCAGTGAATTGGTGGAATTTAGGTAAATCGTTAATTGATGGTATCTTAAACGGAATCACCAATTTATGTGGAAGCCTTAAATCATCAGTTAGTCAGATTTTCACGGACATAGAGAATATTATTAAAAACTCTATATCAAATGCAAAAAATGGAGCGGTAAATATTTTCCAAAGCATGGCACAATTTTTAAAAGATATTGCCGTAGGAATTTGGAACGTTATTAAAGCAACATTTACATCCATGCAAGGCGGAATCGGCGGAATATTCAACGCTATCAAAAATCTAGCATCTATTATTTGGAATGGAATTAAAAACTCTATTTCAAGTGTTGTGCAAGCCATTAAAAACACAGTTGTGAGCATTATTACATCGGTATACATCAGTGTATCGTCAATATTCACAAATTTAAGCACAGGTACAAGTTCAATATGGAATGGTATTAGGAATATTATTTCAAGCGTTGTTAACGGAATTAAAGGCAACGTCACAAATGCATTCGGTTCATTAAGAGGTACTGTATCAAGCGTTTGGAACGGTATTAAAACCGCAATCACCAATCCTATATCTACCGCAGTATCAGTAGTTAGCGGATGTATTAGCAGAATTCGAAGTGCATTTAATTTCTCGTGGAGACTACCGCATTTAGCATTGCCACACATTTCAATTCGTGGAAGATTTAGTCTAAAGCCACCAAGTGTTCCACATTTCGGAATCAGTTGGTATAAGAAAGCAATGGATGAACCTTACATGTTTACTAGACCTACACTATTCGGAATGGATTCCGTAACAGGAAACTTAAAAGGTGCGGGCGAAGCAGGCGATGAAATGATGTACGGAAAGAATAATTTGATGAAAGATATTCAACAAGCGGTATCAACCGAAAATAGTGGAGTTGTTCAAGTGTTGTATGAATGTTTTGATAAATTATTCGAAATTCTAGGTGAATATTTCCCTAAGTTCAGTAATATAAAATTATTACTTGATACAGGAATGCTAGTCGCAGAAACGGCGGAAGAAATGGATAAACAATTAGGCATAATCAAAAAAAGAAAGGATAGTTAGTCATGTTTGGCGTAAAATTTGGAAATAAGCACTCATACGATGATTTCAACGTGTATCTAAAAGAAAAAGATATAGGATTTCCCGATGTCAAACGTGAAACAGTAGAGATAGAAGGTCGTGACGGGTGCATCGACCTTTCTACTGTTTTAACAAACGACGTTAAATACAAAAACAGAAAACTATCATTTACATTCCAAGCAATCGGAAGTAAATTTGATTTTCCTAATATCATTTCTAAAATTTCTAATTATTTACACGGTAGAAATTATCACGTTGTTTTAGACGAGGATAAAACATTTTATTACGAAGGAAATGTAACGATTAATAAATTCAAAACTAACAAAGCGCTTGGAGAAATTACAATAGATGTGGATGCACAACCATATAAAATGGAAGTTGTCGCAACGGGTGAACCTTGGATATGGGATACGTTCTCATTCGTTGATGGAATTATCCACACATCAGAATTAACAGTAAATGGAACGGCAATAATAAACCTTATAAACAGGCGAAAAGTTGTATCACCAACAATTACGTGTTCGGATGCTATGAGCGCTACACTAAATGGAGTTACAGTCCAATTAAAAAAAGGAGAAAACAAAGTTTTCGACTTTAGATTAAAAGAAGGTGACAATGTTGTTACTTTTAAAGGTAATGGCAAAGCCAATATTATGTATAGAGGGGGTTCATTATAATGTACACAGTATATTGCGATGAAAAACCTATTTATGATTTACGAAATGAAGAACTTGTGTTAGGCTCACCAAAATTAACTTTGGAAGAATCAAATACAGGTTCTTTTCAATTTACTATATTGCCGACACATCCATATTATGATGATGTTATTGATTTGGTTTCGAATATTGTTGTAAAACAAGACGACGAAGAAATATTCAGTGGTATTCCAACGGAACACACAGAGGATTTCTACAAAAGAAGAACATTTTATTGTACAGGTGAATTATCGTATTTGAAAAACACAACTCAACCAATGGCAGAATATCACGATATGACGGTACGTGGGTTTCTAGAAGCATTGTTGAATGTGCATAACTCAAAAGTCAGTGATAAAAGAAAATTCTATGTTGGCGCGGTTACAGTAAAAGACAACAACGATTCACTTTATAGATACACGAATTACGAAACTACACTTGAGTGTATTAATGAAAAGTTGATTAAGAAATTAGACGGACACATAAAAGTCAGAAAAGAAAACGGAAAGCGATATATTGACTATATAGAAGATTACGCAAAAGTTTCTAATCAGATTATACAATTCGGCGAAAACCTAATGGATTTCACAAAAGATTACGATACGTCAGATATTTGCACGGTATTAATTCCTTTAGGTGCTAGACAAAATGAATCGCCTATCAGTGCTTTAGATGCATATTTAGACATTACAAGTGTTAATGATGGAAAGAATTACATAGTTAATCAAGAAGCCGTAAAAAAGTACGGATGGATTGAAAAGGTCGTTAAGTGGGATGATGTAAACGTACCTAGTATTTTGAAATCGAAAGGCGAAAAATACTTAAAAGAGGTTCAATACGAACCACAAACATTGGAAATTAAAGCTATCGATTTACACAATTTAGATGTAAATACAGATGCAATTAGAGTTTTGGATTCGGTAAGAGTTGTATCTAAACCACATAACCTTGATAAATTCTTTTTGGTTACAAAACGTACAATTCCTTTAAATAAACCTAGTGACGAAGTGTTTACATTTGGAGCTAAAGTAAGAGAATCGTTAACAGATACAACGCGAAAAGAAAACACGGATGTTAAAAATAAACTAAATACAATTCCAAATAAATCGGAAATTTTAGACGAAGCGCGTAAAAACGCTACACAAATTATTCATGATGCAACACACGGTCATGTTGTAACAACGGCTAACGAACAATTAATCATGGATACGGACGACGTTAAGACGGCAAAGAATCTATGGAGATGGAATTTAGGCGGTTTAGCACATTCTAGTAACGGATATGATGGTGTATATGACACGGCTATAACGATGGACGGTCAAATCATTGGTGAGCGTATTGTTGCCAATTCAATTGATGCATCTAAATTAAGTATCAATTACAAACAAAGTGTTGAGAAAAAAATAATTGTATCACTAGATGATTCAAAAAAATATGCAGATGAAAAAGCAACAGGTGCAAAAGAATACACGGACGGTCAAATCACAGAAACAAAAGATTATGCCGATACACAAGCTAGTAATGCAGAATCGAGTGCCAACCAAAAGACAGATGAAAAGCTAAAAAGCTATTGGACAAGCGTGGAAACGCAAACAAAAATTGAAAACAGTGCGGAAAAAGTAACTATTAGCGCATCTGAGAAAGCAACACAAGTAGCGAATGAAGCATTAACGAATGCTAAATCGTATACAGACGACAAAGTGACAGATGCAGAGAAAAACGCAAAAGACTACACTAATAGTAAATTAGTTGATTATGTTACAAGTACAAATTTTGAAGTTGCGACAAATAAAATTTCTTTAAATGCACAGGAGTATGCTATGGCGTGTGCTAACTCATCGTTATCAAGCGCTAATGGATACACAAATAGCCAATTAAAAAGTTATGTTACGAGTGCTGATTTTGAAGTAAAAACAGATGAAATTGTAGCGTCTGTATCAAAAAAAGTAGGAAATGATGAGTGGTCAACAAAGCTAAAGCAAAGTGCCACGGATATTCAAATTGCATGGAATTCATGTAGTAATTACATCAAATTCATTGATGGTGCAATGAAGATATATAAAAATTCTGACAATACGGATAAGTCACTTTTAGTTAGCTTCTATAACAACGGAATAGAGCTACACAATAGCGGTTCACGTTTAGGGATGGTTGGAACAAATTGTCTTACTAGTGATGAAAATACAAAAGGTATTGTTTTTGATTTAAATTACAATGGTTCTTATATGGCTTGGGCATCAAAAGATGAAGGTGAAAGTACGGATAATGTATACAAATTTAAACTAGTATACATAGGCAAAGGTAGAGCGTTCTCTACATACGAAGAGGATACTTTCTACTATTCGTCGAACTTGGACATGCAAAATCATTATTTAAAGAATCCTATATTTAAAATAGGTGATGATATTGGAAAGAATTTAACATTCAATTTTTATCAGTGTACAAGCGTTACAGGCAACAAAGGTAACTTTCCTAACACGCCATGTTTCCTTAGATTCAAACATGGTTTAATGGTAGATGCTAAAGTGTTTCAAATAACATAGTAAAGGAGAATTGATATGAACGGTGATGATGTTAAGTATATAATGCCTAAAATGGCAGATATAAACGAGGATGATATTACAATTAAACCTATTGTATACATAGAAGAAAATGAAAAGGAGAAAGTAAATGAAGGTTGAAATTAAAGAAGATAGACCACTACCAATAAGCTTGGAAATGTTTAATGCAAAACAAGCGATTCTAGAGAACGTGTTAACAGTTCAAAAAGAATGTGGATTACCATATTTTGTGTTAGAAGGAATTTTAGCAGATGTTCTAGTGCAAGTTCAAAGTGGTGCAAACAACGAAAGAACAATCGACTTTAATAAATATATGGAAGGAATTAAAGAAGATTACGAAAAAGAATTGCAATCATTAAAAGGCGGTGAATAGTAAATGCCAAATATTCAAAACGAGATAAACCAAATTAAAAATGCGGTTTACGGAGAAGAAGTTCGTGAATCGATTATCGGAGCAATCAAAAAAGTAAATGAAGATAATGAGTCTTATGAAACAATCAAAGCAGAATTAAAAGGAATAAAAACAGATTTAGATAATTCAAAAGCAACACTAGAGAGTATTAAAAGTGCAACTAATACGGCATCGACAACGAAAGCAAATCTTGACACATCCACTTCTAAAGCTACACAGGCTAAGAAAGATTTGGACAGTTCAATCACAGATGCTACAAGTGCAAAGAAAGCTTTAGACACATCGGTATCAACTGCCAATACATCTAAATCTAATTTAGATAAATCGGTAACGAGTGGAAATAATTCTAAAACAGAATTAGATAAATCTATTGAGTCGGCAAAAACAAATAAAACAAGTTTAGATTCATCCAACACGACGGCAACAAGTACATTGAATTCTCTTAAATCAGAGAATACAAAAGCTCAAGGATATTTGAATCAAGTAACATCAGAAAAAGCTAATCAAATTTTGAATGGAATTTCAGATGTTAAAGATTATTTAGGATTGGTCGATACACAAGTTGTTGGATTACAGGTTGATTATAAAAACCGTACATTCAAGCGATTGTGCGGAGCGGTCGGACTAAACAAAGGCTCGGATTTCAATAAGTTTAAAATGTATGGTGGACGTAGACGTTGTAACGTGGCGGACGATGGAACAATCAAAGCGTATTATGGTGATAGCGGATATAAAGAAGATGGCTCAAATGGACAAGTAATGGTTTATCAACCTAAATTCTATTACAACGTTGTGCCCGTTGAAACAGAGCAAATCTCGACAACAAAAAAAGGATATCATATGCGTAAAGCCAACTATTACGTATCAGATGTACCGAAGCCAAACTTTAAAGTGCATCCTGTATTCTTTGATAAAAACGGAAAAGAAACGGATTATGTATTACTATCGGCTTTTGAAGGTTCGTTATACGATACATCGGCTAGTAAATATCTAGCAAACGATGAACAAGTTGCGGATTTTAGCACAGATAAAGTATGTTCAATTGCGAATGTTCGACCAACATCGGGATTATCACAAGATTTGACTAGACCAAAAATGGAACAATTAGCAAAGAATCGTGGTGATGGTTGGCATCAGTTGAATATCAAAATGGCATCAATGGAACAATTACTAATGATGATTGAATTAGGGACTATGGATGTACAAAGTGCAATTGGACAAGGTGTCACAAGTATTCCCGATAACGGTTCAACATCATGTGCATCTTATACAGGTTCAACATCATCACTAGGCAATAACACAGGAATGGCAAATGCAACCAAAGACTACACAGGAACATCCCAAACCGCAAATGGTAAAGTTGCTATTTCATATCGTGGAGTTGAAAACTTCTATGGTTCTATTTGGAAGTTTGCAAGTGGAATGAATGTATATGGAAGTGGAAAAATGGATGGTGGAATGGCGTATATTTGCGATGATTTCGCATATGCCGAAGGAAAGAACACAGGTAATTATAAACCGTGCGGATTTACATTAACTCCTAAAGGCGGTTTTATTTCCGCAATGGGATATAGCGAAGAATACGATTGGTTGTTCCTAGCATCTGAATGTAATGGCAATAGTGCTCTACCCGTTGGCGATTACACATGGGTTACAGAAAACCTAAACGGTTATCGTGTCGCCCGATTGGGTGGGAGTTGGCATTGTGGCGGTTATTCGGGGGCTTTCTGTTGGGATTTGGATAGCGGTGTCTGTGATCGGAATCGTAATGTCGGTGGTCGCTTGTCGTATATCCCCACTATGTCATAGATTATTTAAGTATATGTTATAATATACATAGGTTAATATCATCGTGATTTACTGATTTGCAAAAATTAAATCAATCACCCAATTAGGTGGGAATTGGAATAATGGCAGTAATTCGGGAGCTTTCTATTGGAATTTGAATAACAGTGTCAGTAATCGGAATCGTAATATCAGTGGTCACTTGTAATGTGCTTTAAGAATTAATTTTTGTTTAAAACCGAATCATCAAACGGTTCGGTTTTAATATAACTGAATGATATTGACCTTGGCACTTGCCAAAACATAAAAGACCGTACTACACGGCAACAATTTAAAAGTGTATTAGTAGGCTATGTATTAGCTCGAAAGTTCGCAAAAATTGCATACGTTTTTAGAAGGATTGAGAATGAAAAGAATAGGAAATATTTATAGCAAAATTTATGATATGGAAAATTTAAGACTAGCACACAAGAATGCTAGGCGTGGAAAAGGATGGTATGAAGAAGTTAAACGTGTGGATGCAAATTTAGATTACTATTTGAACAAATTGCAAAAGCAGTTGATTAACCATACATATCACACATCCAAATACACCACATTCATAAAACACGACAGTGGAAAAGATAGAGAAATTTACAGATTACCATATTTCCCCGACAGAATTTGTCAATGGGCGATTTTACAAGTAATAGGTGATTATATCTTAAAGAATCTAACTAGCAATACTTATTCGGCTATTCCAAACAGAGGAATACATTACGGATATAAGAAAATGCAAAAAGACATCCAAAACAACAAAGAAAAATGTAAATATTGTTTAAAAATCGATGCTAGAAAATATTATCCATCAATTAATCACGACATTCTTAAATCTAAATATAGAAGCATTTTTAAAGATAAAGAATTACTTTGGTTGCTAGATGAAATCATCGACTCAACCGAAGGAGATACAGGAATTCCAATCGGTAACTATTTGTCACAATTCAGTGGCAATTTTTATTTATCTAGTTTTGACCATTGGATTAAAGAAGAAAAGCACGTCGATTCTTACCATAGATATATGGATGATATTGTGATTTTCGCAGAAACAAAAGAAGAATTATATCTTTTAAGAATCGAAATTGATAAATATTTTAGAGAAAATCTAAAACTAGAAATGAAAGGCAATTGGCAAATATTCCCCACATTTGTTAGAGGTGTTGACTTTCTAGGATATAGATTTTTCGGTGACTACACACTATTAAGAAAATCGACTTTAAAAAGAATGAAAAGAGCACTGATACCGATTCACAAAAAAGTTAACGAAGGTAATATGATTAACTATCATGAGTGGTGTCAAATCAATTCATATAAAGGTTGGTTGAAATGGTGCGATGGTTTTAATTTGTATCGAAAATATATTTTACCTTTAGAAAATGCTTGTGATTCGTATTACACGAATGTAATAAAAGGAAAGGTGTGCATAACATGAAAGATTACGGATTGCAGAGAAGTGCCGTAAAGCCGTCAGAACGAGAATTCACAGAAACTAAAGTATTTGTATATACAGATATAAAAGAAGTTGTAGAAAACTCGGAAAATGGCGATATTAACCTATTTGAATTTAATATGATTGAATATGATAAAGATGAATTTATTGAATTGTTGTCGGATAAAAATAAATCATTAGAATCAGAAATCACAGAAATTCAATTAGCATTGTGTGATGTATATGAAAGGCAAGGTTAATTATGGCTAAAATTTACGCAAGTTTAATTAGAAAAGGGTTAAAGACTTTGGAACAAGTTCCGAAGCAATTAAGAAAAGAAGTAGAAAAGCTATTAAGCGAAGGAGAACAAAATGATTGATTTTACAGAATTAACAAAATATTTCGTATTAGTTGTATTGATTGCGTGTTTAATTGTTGGATACATTTTAAAAACATCGTTTGAAAGTTTCCCAAACAAATACATTCCTACCGTATTGGCTTTTATCGGAATGGTATTAAACCTAGCCGTTAGCGGTTTGAGTGTTGAAAGTGCCGTTTATGGTGCTTTAATGGGATTAGCTAGTACAGGAATGCACCAAGCGTTTACGCGATTTGTGGAAGGCAAAAACGAAGAAAAATAAAGTAGGCTACTTGTATGGAATTTACAATTACAAGTCAACAGATACTTTGGATTTGTGGAATTATTACATCGATTTGGGGCGTTGTGAAAATTGTTAAAGAAATTAAAAAGCCTAGCGATGATTTGAAAGAAACAGTGAATCGTCACGGTCAGTTATTAAACAATGACAACGAACGATTGAAAGCAATTGAAGTTTTCGTTAAATTACAAGGCGAAGTAAACAAGAAAATTGATGAGCATACTCAAACCTTAGCGGAACACAACGAAAAGCTAGAAGCAGACAAGCAAAGAGGTAATTTAATGCTTAAAGCCAATATTGCAATTCTTGACGGTTTGCTTTCCGAAGGTGACAAAGAGAATTTAAAAGAAACACGTAAAGAAATCCAAGAATACTTGGTAGATAAAAATTAAGGCACTACACAGTGCCTTTTTTATATAAAGAAAGGAGCTATTTAATATGGATGAATTAGCTTATGAACAATTGAATGAAGAAGCTCAAGAAGAATTGAGCAATGGATTAGAAAAGGGGGAAGATGAAGAATGTCATACTCAAGACTAACTAATAAGTATATTGTCGCAAGTCCTAACAACTATATGCGTGGTCGTGGTGGCTATAAAGTTTGTAAAATTACACCACACCATATGGCTTGTCGATGGAGTGCCGAAAGATGTGCTCAATCTTTCCAAGTTGAAGGAAGAATGGCTAGTGCAAACTATTGTATTGGTTCAGACGGTACAATCGTATGTAACGTAGACGAAGAAAATAGAGCATGGACATCGAGCAACTACTACAACGATTGCCAAGCGATTACAATTGAAGTTGCAAATGAAACGTGCGCGCCTAATTGGACAATCTCAACTAAAGCATGGAATGCATTGGTAAATCTATGTGTTGATATCTGTAAGAGATACGGATTTAGATTAAATTACACAGGAAACGCAAGCGGAAGTTTGACAGAGCATAGAATGTTTGCAAGTACAAGTTGCCCAGGTCCTTTCCTACACGGCAGAATGAATCAATTAGCTAAAGAAGTTAATGCAAGATTGGATGGACAAGTAGCAACACAAACACAACCTAGTGCGCCAAGTGGTGAAAAATATTCGGTAGGCTTGCCAATTTGCACAAATACATTGAGTACAAATTGTAACGGTACATCTAGAATTCTAAAAGGAGATTGGAGTGGAACAATCGGACGTGTAATCAAAGGCGCTAAATATCCGTATCGTGTCGATAGAAAAGGCGTAGCAATCGGATGGACAAATGACAGTGCGATTGATTCAGACCCTCACATTCCTAATAGTGGAGTTCAAACACAAGCGGTTCAAACTGTTTTAAATTGTATTCCGTCAGATTTCCACAGAGAAAGCGCTACATTCTACATGGATAGAACGCTTAAAATTATGAAAGCGCCGAGTGATAAAGCGGTCGATACAGGATTTGTATATCAACAAGGTATGTCAGTGCATTACGACGGATATGTAAAGCGCGAAGGATTCGTATGGGTATCATGGCTTTCGGCAACATCGGGAGAACGCCGTTGGATGAAAGGCGGAATGTTAAATAATAAAGGCATTAACGCTACACCATACGGAAGATTCGCATAG